TAACTCCCGTATGAACGTTCGGGTTCAGCAAAGATTTACCCCAATTACAGGTCAGTCATTAACCTATACATTAAATTTTCCTATGGCAATTGCAAATCCAAGTAATATCGATAGAATTGTAACAACAGGTAGATTTGAATTTAACGGTAAGACGTGTTTCATACGTAATAAGCTAAACCAAAAGAAATTAGAATTAGTGAATATTGACGGCGACGTAGAACTTGATAATATTGGAGAGTATGATACCGGTACTGGTAGAGTTCTTCTTCAAGGATTTAATCCAGTTTCGATTGAAGGTGGATCAGTATTAAAGGTTACAGCTACGCCAACAAATCAGAGTACGCTTCGTCCTTTAAGAAATTATATTATCGATATTGACCCAGAACTATCCTTTGCTCAATCTCAAATTGATTATCAGAACACACAGTTAACGTTGTAATATGACACATAAGCTCGAAAATGTAGGCCGTAGATTAACTAATCTGCATAATAGAAGTGTTAAGGAAGTACTTCCGGAACACTTTGCTTCAGATTATCCTAATCTAGTTCAGTTTCTAGAATACTACTATGACTTTCTAGATTCTGATGGTGGATCTGCATTTGAAACAGAGATTAATCAGCTTTTCAGTATAAGAGATATTACTGAAACCCCTTCAGAGTATTTAGATCAGGTTATTGCTGAACTAGGTGCTGGATTACAAAATGGAGATTTGTTTAATAATCCCCGTTTTACATCAAGAAGATTTGCTGATCATTATAGGAATAAAGGTTCTAGATTTGCTGTAGAGGAATTTTTTAGAGCATTCTTTCAACAAGAGGTAGAAGTACTATATCCTAAAGTAGATATTTTTACTGTTGGTAGAGATGCAATTGGTTATGATTCTCAGAAATTTATTCAGGACTATAAAAGATATCAGATCTTTTCTATTCTTCTTAAGGTTGGACTTGGTGTTCCTACGTATAGAGAACTATATAAAAAGTTTGCACATCCGGCAGGATTTTATTTTGAGGGCATTGTTGCTGTAGAAGGCGAGGCAGATCTAGGATTTGATGATATGCCTATTGCATTGGCAGATTCAGCATTTATTAGTCTTATTGGTGAAGCTAATATTGATATTAGTCTACTCAGTTCAACAACAGGACTTACAGATTCGGAGGGCGTAGGAATTAGATATAATATTGATCAATTAGCAAATCTTTATTCAACTCTTACAGCTCAGGAAATTAATTATTACTATTCATCAATTGCTGAATTTATTAGTCCTAATTCGTTTACTATGGATGACAGCGCAGATTCGAATACCCCGCTTATGTCACTTTCTTTAGAAACTATGGACAATAATATGTTCACAAGATATGCAAGTGACTCTGCTTACTAGTATAAATAGAACTAAGAATTCTATATAGGATCGAAAATGACAAGACAAAATATTAATATCGGTACAAATGCGAATGACGGAACTGGTGATACCCTTCGTCAGAGTGGTACTAAGATTAACCAAAATTTTGTAGAGATCTATCAAAGATTCGGTGGCGATAGTGATATACTTATGCCAGGTATTCAATTTGATAGTAATGGAATTATCTTCGAAGGATCAAGTGTTGATAACTTCGAGACGCGTCTTGTTGTAGAGGATCCAACTGCGGATCGTACGGTTACAATCCCTAATTATACTGGGGAGATTATTGTTGATAGTGCTACTCAAACGATGGCCAATAAAACAATAAGTGATGCAAAGTTAGTACATCCAGACATTGCCGATTCCGCCGGCGCTACATATTTTTATTCGTTCACACCGATTGATGCTAGTTTAATGTCGAAAAACATTAACATAAATCTTCCTTCTCTTTCTGATAGTGATACATTAGTTACAAATACATCAGTATCTACTATGTCAGGTAAAACATTAACAGCTCCTACAATTATTGCGCCTACAATTGGTAGTAGAATAGATGATTCGAATGGAGCGCAGTTAATTAAGTTAACTGCTACTACTTCTGCAATTAACGAGATTACTATCGCCAATGCTGCTGCATCTAGTGGTCCTAATATTTCTTCTACTGGTACTGATACAAATATTAATTTGAATCTAACGGCAAAGGGTACAGGCGCTGTTAGACCTAGTAAAATGGCTTTAAATCATGCAGTACAAACTGCAAATGGTGCTGTTAGTACTTCAAGATCATTTATTATCTTTAGTAAATCAACCGCTTTGGCTGCAACTCTTGCTGATGGTACAGTTACCGGTGAGATGAAAGTTATGATTAATCAGAATTCTGGTTTGGCAACGGTAACTCCAGCTAATTTTGCGCAAGGTACTTCTTTTTCGATTGCACAATATGGTGCTACACAAATTATATGGTCAGGAAATGATTGGTATATGATTGCTGACACCTCAGACTCGTATATCACAATTACTTAATAGGAAATAAAAATGGCTGCAATTGTAACAAATAGATTCAAGAAACAACTACTTGATACAGTATACAATGAAATTACTAGTGCAAATGACCGATATTATGTTGGTGTTGGTCGTTCTGAACAATGGGATAGCGCTGATACAGTGGTTAATCCTGAAAACAGTTTAAGAGCTGAACGTAATTTTAGAATGGCTATGCAGTCAGTAAAACAGATTGCAGACGTTTCATATGTTATTCCAAGATATAATTGGTCAACTGGAACAATCTATAATGCATGGGATGATGATCTTTCAGGAACACCATCAAATGCTTACTATGTTTTAACAGAGGATAACCAAGTATACGTTTGTCTAAAGGCTGGTAAAACGGCAGCAGGTATTGCAACTCCATCTACAGTTAAGCCAGTAGGATCTAGAACTAAAGCATTTGCAACAAGTGATGGTTATGTTTGGAAATATATGTATGGTCTTTCTGGAGCATCAACAAGTAAGTTTCTTTCATCTAACTTTTTACCTGTTCAATTTATTACTGATTCATCTGGATCTTCTGTTATTAGTGCAGTTGAAGGTCAACAAGCGGCAGTACAAGAAAATGCATCAAAGGGTCAAATCTTAGGTATTTTCGTAAGCGATGGTGGTACAGGATTTACATCAGCTCCATCTGTTACTATTAGAGGAAATGGTACAGGCGCGTCAGCAACAGCATTTGTATCTGGTGGATCAGTTGTTAAAATTGAAATGGATTCATCACAAGATAGTACAATGGTCATGGGTCATAGCTATGAATATGCAGATATTACTCTTACTGGTGGTGGCGGATCAGGCGTTGTAGCACGTGCTATTATTGGTCCTGACTCTGGACTTGGTTATAATCCTATCAAAGATTTAAGATCTTCTTCAATTATGTTTAATGTCAAGCCGGCAGGTGCTGAAGGCGGTGACTGGATCATTAACGACCAGGACTATAGACAGGTAGGGGTAATTAAAAATCCGAAGAATAATGCTTCACCTGATTCGGATTATACAGCTACAACTGGTAAAGTGTTAAGATATTTACTTTTAACATCAGCAGCAGATGCAGCAACATTTACAAAGGACGTTACAGTTCTTGGTTCGAACTCTGGCGCACAAGCAGTTATTGATGATATAGATAGTGATAAGATGTATGCACACCAGAATGAAATTACAGGATTTGGTGAATTTAATGAAGGTGAACCTATTACTGGTGGTGGTGCATCTGGTACTTTAATTAGTGCTGGTGCAGATGCAGACTCAGATGCTTTTTATGATGACGATGTTAATAGATTCAGTGGTGAACTACTTTATCTTGAGAATAGAGCAGCAGTAGCAAGAACTGCAGATCAAACTGAAGATATTAAAGTTATTATTACACTATAAGGTAAAAACAAATGGCGACATTACTTACTAGCGCAACATTTTCAAATACTTATAAGGACGATCACCTCGATAGTGATGGCTATTATAGAATCTTATTTAATAGTGGACGTACCCTGCAAGCTCGCGAACTTACGCAGATGCAAACCATTATTCAAAAACAGATTGAAAGATTTGGAAGTAATATTTTTAAAGAAGGCGCTGTTGTAAAGCCCGGTGGTGTACACTTAAATCAGAAATATGAATTTATTAAATTAAATACAACTACTAATAATTTACCAGCAAATACAGCAGCACTAGTTGGTACTTCTTTTACTGGCCAGACATCTGGTGTTATTGTTAAGGTTATTGAAGTTGTTGCTGCAACAGCAACTGACCCTGCAACATTATATGTACAATATACTAGCACTTCGTCTTCACTCTCTGCGACTACAGCTCCTATACGTATGCAGGCAGGAGAGAATATCGATAATGGATCAACTACACTTACCGTACAAACTACAAATACGGTAGCAAATCCTGCTATTGGTGCTGGTGCTAGATTTTCTATTGCTTCTGGTATTTACTATACGCAGGGGTACTTTGTTTTTACCGAAGATCAAAGTAAGATTATTTCGAAATATTCAGATGCACCAAATGCTAATGTTGGCTTTAAAGTTATTGAAGACATTGTAACGACTGCAGATGATACAGGACTTTTCGATAACCAAGGCTCAACACCTAACCTTTCCTCACCTGGTGCCGATCGATATCGAATTAGATTAATTATTGCAGAAGAATCAGAAATTGATTCCGATGAAAACTTTTTACATATTGCTACGATTAAAGGTGGCGTAATCTATAATTCTGTTAAAGTTACAGATTCTTATAAAGTACCTAATGACGTAATTGCTCAGAGGATTTTCGAAAATTCGGGTAATTATATCGTTAAGCCGTTCTATGCAAAGTTTGATGAAGATTCTGATTCTGGATTTTTACAGTTGCAAGTAAGTGATGGTATTGCCGTTGTTGAAGGTTATAGAGCTGCTAGATATGCACCTACAACTCTTCGCCTTGGTAAATCTAGTACCACTAGTGTTATTAACAATGAAGTCGTATCTGCTGATTTTGGTAATTATGTCTTAGTATCACCATCTGGAAATACTAAAGGCTTGCCTAACATCAATTCTTTGGAGATAATGAATCTTCGAAGTGCAGTTAATTATGGCGGATCTACAATTGGTACTGTTAGAATAAGAGCAGTTAGTGAAGATGGCGCCAATTACAGATACCATTTATTTGATATTAAAATGAATTCAGGTCAGGCTTTTAGAAATGTTAAAAGTATCGGTACTTCTTCAAGTAATTACTTTAACCCTACTTTAGAAAATTCTAAAGCGGTTCTTAAAGAGGCTCAAAAAAATAGTCTACTATTCTCTTTACCAAAAACTAGACCCCAGACTTTAACTGATATTTCATTGGCTTCTCAGCGTAGATTTTCTACTACTACAAATGGTTCTGGTGAAGCTAATATTTCATTATCAGCATCAGGCGAAACTTTTAGTAATACTGGAGACTGGGTGTTTGCAAATGCAGATAGCGATATATTCTCAGGATCAGTATCTGTAACAGGTGCTGGTACTGCAGCAGCTACAATTAGCGGTCTTCCTGCTAGTTCTAGTAATATGGAAATATTAACATATGTTAATAAAGCTAGCGCTACAGTACGAACAAAGACTATAACTAACAGATCTGTTACAACAACTATTGATTCAGATGGAAATGGTACTCAATTTGTTCCGTTGGGTAGAGCAGATATCTTTGATGTATCAGAAGTAATTAATGCTGCAGATAGTTCAGTTAGTTATTTAAATAGATTTACTTTAGATAATGGACAAAGGGATAATTTTTATGCTCTTGGTAGGATGGTGCTAAATGGTGGTAGTTCTGCCCCTGGTGGAAATATACATGTTAAATTTAGACATTTTACACATGGTACTTCAGGAGATTTCTTTGCCGTTAATTCTTATACCGGTCAAGTAGCTTATTCACAAATACCTTCCCATAGATTGAATAATGGTAATACAATTAATCTAAGAGATGTTTTAGATTTTAGACCAGTACAGGATACAAGTGAACAATATACTAGCACTTCAAACGGTGCAAGAATAAATGAGCTTCCTCAGCCTACTGATCTAATCCAAGCTGATGTCAGTTACTATTTGGCTAATTCTGGTAAATTAGTTATTAATACAGAAGGTGTTTTGAAATTTATACAGGGTACTCCTAGCATAAATCCTAGTCCTCCGGTAAGACCGGATCAAACATTGGGTCTTTATAATATCAGGCTTGGGGCAAATACCCTTAATGACTCTGATGTATTATTAGAGAAAATTGATCATAAAAGATTTACAATGCAGTATATTACTCAGCTTGAAAAAAGAGTCGATAAGTTAGAAAGACTTACATCATTTACAATGCTTGAGCTAGATACTAAGAACTTTGACGTCTTGGATTCTGCAGGTACCAATAGAACTAAGTCTGGTTTCTTTGTCGATAATTTTACTAGTCAAATCCTATCTGACACAAAAAATGTAGATTACGCGGCATCAATCGATCCTTTAAAACAGTTATTAAGACCTACGTTTAATGAAGACAATGTTAAGTTAATATACGATTCAGACGAATCTATTAATACTGTAAAGAAAGGTGATAACATCTATCTTAAGTATTCAGAAGCAACTTATATTAACCAAAATCTTGCAAGTAATTCAATCCAAATTAACCCATTTGCTGTTATTGTACATGAAGGTATTGTTACTCTATCACCAGCATCAGATGAATGGCGCGATGTAGATTTTGCCGCTAATAAAGTAATTGATGGTGGAACTAAACTTGATACTAATCAAGCATATATGTGGAATAACTGGTCATGGAATTGGGGTGGGCTAGAATTAGAAGATTTAAAGGTTGGCTCTACAACTAATGTTAAAGATGAATCAAATAGTTCACAGAATGTTACAAACGTAAATAAAGTTGTAGCAGAAGAAACTATTATTGAACTAGTAGGAGAAAGATTACTTAACGTTGCTCTTATTCCTTTTATAAGATCAAGGAAGATATCCTTTAAAGCCCAAGGTCTAAGACCCAATTCTAAAGTGTTTGCTTTCTTCGATGGAAGAAACGTTGCTAGCTGGGTAAGATCAGAATCTTTCCAATATTA